AAGAAGAAGCAATTAGACTAACACCAGCACCAGATCTAAAAAAATGGGTTGTTGCTAATTTTCTTACGCTTGGTGGACCTTTACATAATCCCGATCATGATCACATAGCTGAGCTGCTCCACGATAATGAAGAATTTTTAGCATTTGCTTGGGCCTCTTCTGCATATAAAAGCAAGCAGGCGATGGTGCTGGGGCAATGTGAAAAAGTCATGTTCAATGTTGGTGGTTGGAAGAAAGCTCGCCAGGAACAACAAATGCGCGATTGGTTCGGGGCTGTTCCAACATACTTAATTACTGTCGATGCTTCTTTTTGCGAGCGGGCCAATGATACAGAATTCTGCTATTTGATTGAGCACGAGTTGTATCACATAGGCGTTATGAAAGATGAAGATGGCGAGATCCTATATAGCGACAATACAGGCTTACCTAAGCACTATCTTGCTGGGCACGATGTTGAAGAGTTTATTGGTGTTGTCAAACGGTGGGGAGCAAGTAAGAGCGTAAAACGTCTTGTTGAAGCTACGAAGAATCCGCCGTTTGTTTCAAATCTTGATATTTCAAAATGCTGCGGAAACTGCGTAATCAACTGAGCCGAATGGCTCTTTTTTTTGTCCTTTTTGCTGTACGTAGCTGTACGAAGGGGAATTTATGGCGGCACTAAAAGAGCCTGTGAAAATATTTATAGTTCAAGCTCTTGCATGCCGTGATACCCCTCAAGAAGTGGTTGAACAGGTCAAGCAAGAGTTTGGTATTGATATTAGTCGTAGCCAATGTGAATGCTATGACCCAACTAAATATTCGGGCAGAAACTTAAGTAAGAAATTTGTTGAGCTTTTTGAATCGACCAGAGATAAATTTGATGAAGGCTTAATTGATATTCCTATTGTGAATAAGTACTACCGTCTGAAGCAATATCAAAGACAGCTTGATAGAACTAGAAACGTTAAAACAGCGCTAAAAATTCTAGAACAAGCTGCAAAAGACATTGGTGGACAATTTACTAATCGCCAAGAAATAACAGGCAAAGATAGCGGGCCAGTTCAAACTGTTAATTCAGATGTGCCTGTTCCAATGGAAGAGTATTTAAAAGCGCGGAGGGAGGTCTTAGATGAGTACTGATGCGGCTCGGGATAAAGCAATTCAGATCGAGGCGCAAGAAGATTTATATTTCTTCACAAGGTACATGTTTAAGGAGCGCCGTAACTATAAATGGATGCAGAACTGGCATCACTTAGAAATATGCGAAGCTTTAATGAAAGTTTATCGCGGAGAGATAAAGCGGTTAATTATTAATGTGCCACCTCGATATTCAAAAACTGAAATTGCTGTAATTAATTTTATGGCTTGGTGTTTTGGAAAGAATCCTGATTCTGAATTTATTCATATCAGCTATTCGGCAATGCTTGCTGCTAATAATGCATTTCAGACTCGCAATATGGTTCAAGAAGAGGCTTATAAAAAGGTATTCCCTGATCTTAAATTGCGTGATGATAGTAAAGCTAAGGATTTCTGGCGTACAGCAGCTGGTGGTGTCTGCTATGCGACTGGTACGGGCGGTACCATTACCGGTTTTGGTGCTGGCAAAATGCGTGAAGGCTTTGGTGGTTGCATCATTATTGATGACCCGCATAAGGCCGATGAAGCCAAATCAAAAACTATCCGTGAAGGTGTAATTGACTGGTTCCAAAATACACTCGAGTCTCGTACTAACTCACCAGAAACACCGATTATTGTGATTATGCAGCGATTGCATGAAGACGATTTGGCTGGCTGGTTGTTAGGAAAGAGAGAAGACGGTTTACCAGTTGAGGGTGGTAACGGTGAGGTGTGGGATCATCTTTGCCTTTCAGCAATTCAAGAAGATGGTTCTGCTTTATGGCCAGCTAAACATAATATTCAAAAGTTGCAGCAAATGGAGAAAGCTGCGCCGTATGTTTTTGCCGGGCAATACCGTCAAATGCCTTCACCGCCAGCTGGCGGTTTTTTTAAGCCTGACAATATTGAAATTGTTGATGCTTTACCTGCTGATATTGTGAAGCAAGTAAGAGCTTGGGACTTTGGTGCAACTGAGAATGAAGGCGACTTTACAGCAGGTGTGAGAGAAGCTTTAGGTGCAGATGGCTTTACTTATATTGTCGATGTAACCAAAGGGCAACTTGGTCCAGACAATGTCAATAAACGCTTAAAACAAGTCACAGAGTTAGATGGGATGGGTGTATCGGTAAGGATTCCTCAAGATCCTGGACAAGCTGGTAAATCACAAGCCAGTTCATTCGTAAAACTTCTTGCAGGATATGACGTCAAAGCTAAACCTGTTTCGGGTGACAAACTCACACGAGCACAACCTTTTGCGGCTCAAGTTAACGTGGGTAACGTCAGAATGCTGAGAGGTGATTGGAATAAAGACTTTATTGAAGAGCTTCGAAATTTTCCGAATGGAACGCATGACGACCAGGTTGATGCTGGTTCTGATGCATTTAATGAATTGAATGGAGGTTTTGAAGCCTTCTTTGCTGATATGGGATTTGCTCGATGAGTGACGTAACTTTTAAACATCCTGAGTATGTTAAGAACTTGCCATACTGGCAGAAGCTAGATGATGTTTGTGAAGGTGAGGATGCAGTTAAGGCTAAAGGTGAAAAATATTTACCTAAGCCTAATGCACATGACAAAACGCCAGCAAATAAGAGTGCTTACTTAGCTTATTTGATACGTGCTGTGTTTTATGAAGTTACAGGTACAACATCAAACAGTTTAGTGGGTGCTGCATTTGCTACAGATCCAAGCTTTAAGTTTCCATCCCAGCTCGCTCATTTAGAGCGTAATGCTAACGGCGCAGGCTTAAGTGCTTATCAATTGGCACAAACGGGTATTCGACACTTATTAAAGCATTATAGATGCGCGCTATATGTTGACTACCCAGCAGTTACACCGGCACGAAATCTTGCAGAATTTAAACAGCAAAAAGCCTATCCGATGATTCACTTATTGAATGCGATTGATGTGATCAATTGGGATTCAATGATGATCGATAACCAGAAAAAGCTTTGCTTGGTGGTCATCCGTGAATTTACTTCTGAACGTGGCAATGATGGCTTTAGTAAAACAGACGTGGAGCAATACCGAGTTCTTCGTTTAGAACCTGATAGTGAAGGAAATTACATCTATACAGTTCAGGTTTACACCAAAGGGGATAAAGGGACTTGGGTGGGGGGAGAAAAGAAGTCACCAACTGATTATAACGGTGATACCTGGTCATATATTCCTTTCACTTTTGTAGGAGCTATTGATAACTCCGAAGAGATTAAGAAGCCTCCATTGCTCCCATTAGCTAATCTTAATTTAGCTCATTATAGAGATAGTGCGGACTTTCAAGAGTCCGTTTTTTATATGGGCCAACCACAGTTTTATGCAAAGGGAGTCAATTGGGCTTGGTACGACGAGGCTAAAAAGCGTGGCATTTATATCGGTGCAAAAGTCCTTTTACCTTTACCTGAAAACGGCGATTTGGGGATTGTACAAGCAGATCCAAACACTTTAGCTCGGGAAGCTATGAAGGATAAATGGGAACAGATGAAAGAGATGGGTGCTCGCTTAATTGAAAAGGGTTCGGCAGCTAAAAAGACAGCTACTGAATCAAACAGTGATGACGCCGTTCAGCATTCAGTTCTTTCATTATGTGTTGTGAATATGAATGAAGCTTTTTCGATGGCTTTAAGATGGGCAGCTAAGTTTGTAACGCCTAATGTTGATGTTCTGACTAAAGATGAACTGATGTTCGAAATTAGTCAGGAATTTAATAAACAAGGGTATCAAGCTGAACTAGCTCGACAATTATATGAGGCAGCTTTACAAGGCCGTTCTTCATTTAAATCTTGGTGGGAATATAACCAGACTGGAATGTTCCCAAAACAAAAGTATAAAGAAGAGCTGGTCAATGTCGAAGGTGAAAAAGACGGGACCTTGAATCTATAGGTAAAGTGATATGGCTAAAGATAATAAAAATCTTTTGGAGGTACTCACTCAACACCAGGCTTATCTTTATCGTACTTCTTCGCAATCAGTAAATGAATTATTAGGTTTATTCAATGATGATACCAACGCAATGCTTTCAAAGCTTCGTGACCTATTGGATGAACTAAGTGATTCAGAAAAGGTTGCTTTAGCCGGGGGGAAACACACAACTTCAAACCTCAGGGAAATAAGAGATTTAATTTCTCAATGGTTTAGTAGTGTAAATACGAGCTTGCCGGAAGCTTTCGCCGTTTCAGCTACTGCAATGGCCGTATATGAAGCCAGCTATATGGCAAAGTTATTCGGCGAAAAAATAAATAAGCCCGAAGGTGAAAAGCTTTATTCTGCTGCCAAAAAGGTTCCACTTACAGGCGGTGCTCTTGTTGACGACCTTCTATCACGAATTGCAGAAAGTGCCCGCCAAAAAGTTGAATATGCGATTCGGGACGGTATCAATTCTGGCAAAACCAATCAGGAAATTGTTCAGCGTATTCGCGGTACTAAACGGCTCAATTATGAGGATGGAATTTTAAATGGCACCAAAACTGATATTGACCGCACTGTTAGAACTGTACGCAGTCATGTAGCCAATCAAGCTTATTTAAATAGCTTTAATCAATTAGGCTTTGAATATGTACGATTTGTTAGTGTTCTAGATGGAAGAACTTCTAAGTTGTGTGCTTCGCTGGATGGCTCAATTTGGGAAATAAACGACCCAGCTAAATGTGTACCGCCGTTGCATCCTCATTGCCGCAGTATTTTGGTACCAGTTGAGAAAGATGGGAAACTCCTAGGGGAACGTCCATTTGTAATGGATGAGCGCAAAGTAAAGGACATCCCGAAAGATGAGCGTAGCCAATTAATAGGGCAACTGGACGCAAACACCACATTCAAAGAGTTCTTTAAGAAAACAGATGATTTCTTTCAAAAGGAATGGCTAGGACCAAAGAGGTACAAGCTTTATAAAGAAGGAAAGTTTGATTTTGAAAAGTTCTTTGATCCTGAAGGCCGTTTGTATAGCTTAGCTGAGTTAAGAAAGTTGGATGAAAAATCTATTAAAAAGTTGGATCTGTAATTTTTTCTTATGTTATATTTTTTAAAACATCAGAATTTATACAATATGAAAACAATAGCTTTTATATGTCTAACTCTAATTTCCATCACTTGTTTAGCTGAACCAAGTCAAAAATATCTTAAAGAATATGATCGTTTGTCTGAAGCTTTGGAGTCAGCAATGGCAAATGCATATTCTTTTGATCCTACAACTGGTCAAGTAAAACAGGCTACTCAA